GGGAGACCGATATATATGGCTGCACAACCTTCAAACGCGGGTGGTTCAGTTCGTCCAGATTCAATTCGTGGAAACGTTGCTGGACTTGATCTTTACGTCACTGCAAACGTACCGTCAGCAAATGACACTGACAAAGATGATTCAATGCTGATCATCAACCCAACTGCATACACATGGTATGAATCACCAACGTATCGCCTACGCGCTGACGTTATTGCTTCAGGTCAGGTATCAGTTTCAGTTTACGGATACGGTGCAATTGCAACCAAAATTGGTGCAGGCGCATTTGGTATCAATAAGACCTGATAACTAACCCTCACTAATCATGCGGCGGGTTCTCCCGATCTCGCCGCAGCCGATCGAAAGGAACGGACATGCCAGCCATTGTTACTGCGAGTCAATTGCGTACGGTGCTTGGCGTGTCCGTTTCCTTATACAGTGACAGTTATTTGGACGAAATAATAAATACTAGTGAAGCCGTGATTTTGCCCATGCTGGTGGCAAACACTTCAGCCGTTAACGCGTACAAATTAGAATCGAACACTGCTTATTTTTACACCGCACGCGAACACCATTTTGTTGCTGGTCAGTCAGTCATTGTTGCTGGTTTGCCTGCGCCGTTCACTGCAACACACACCGTTGTTACCGTCACGCCTTATTCATTCACCGCTGCATTGACTTCATCAGATGTCACATTGCGCGACATAATTCCGACAGGTACTGCAACACTTTCAGGCTATTCAGCAGCTGATCTATACGCAAACACCCCAGCAATTGAATCTGCAATTCTTGCGGTTTCAGTTGAAGTATTCCAGTCACGCGTTGCAGCAGGCGGACAGATCGAAGGCGTAGATTTTGCTTCAACGCCGTACCGTATGGGTCGAAGCTTGACCAACCGCGTGTCCACGTTGCTTATGCCTTACCTGGACGTTGAAACGGTCGTTCAATAAGTGCCAGCCAACGCCATTTCAGAAACACGTGCAGCCTTAGCAAACGCCTTCAGCGCGCTATCTGCAAACATTTATCCAAGTGTGCCCGAAGCACCAATTCCACCTGCGATTGTGGTCGTTCCTGATTCGCCTTACATGGAAGTGGTTTTGATTGGTAAGGCAAAGACACAAGTCAAGCTGAATTTTGCTATTACGGCGATCGTCGCTTCAAATAGCAACGCAGGTTCACTAGACAACCTGGAAAAACTCATAATCGGAATTCTTGCGGCAATGCCCGCAGGATACGTCGTGGGCGTTGTTGAAAAGCCAACGGTATTGGAAGTAGGTCAAAGTCCAATGCTGGTTGCTGACATCAATGTTTCGACTTACTACACACAAACTAACTAGGGGACAAAATGCCAACGACAATCATTACGGGTCGCGATTTAGTCGTGACCATTGCTACCGTTAACTACGACGCGCAGGCGACCAGCGCAACACTTGCGAATTCACCAACCGTCGAGACATACCAGACACTTGACGGCAAGGCTTACAAGCACATTGACGACCAGTGGACATTCGACGTGTCAATGCTTGCAGACTGGGGCGCAACTGGTTCATTGTGCGAGGCACTATGGTCAGCATGCGAATCCGCACCAAACACAACATTGGCAGTTTCATTAACTGCCGTGACTGGTGCAGTTTTTGCGTTCAATGTTATGCCAGTATTTCCGTCAGTCGGCGGGTCAGCACCTGACGCGCAGACCGTTGATCTATCATTCATAGTTGTGGGAACACCTACTGAAACATTCAGCTAGAAACTAACAATCGGGAGAAAAAATGAAACTACCAATAACAATTGAATACAACAACGGCGACCAAATCACCTACACGGCGGCACCGCCTGAATGGGTGAAGTGGGAAAAGCAAACGGGTCACACCATTGCCCAGGCACAGGAAAAAATCGGAATTTCCGATCTTGTATTCCTTGCCTATCACGCCATGAAGCGAGAAGCAGCTGGTAAGCCAGTCAAGCCAATCGAAGCATGGACGGAAACCATTTCCGAAGTGATCGTCGGTGAAGCAAACCCAAAAGCTACCCAGTCGGAAGCCTAAGTCGAATCGTTTGGGAAATAGCCCTGGAAACGGGGCTATCACCAAATGAGTTCGAAAGTGCCGAAGACATTTTGACCGTAATCGAAATTTTGGAAAGGCGCGCAAATGGCAACTGAAGCAATCAGTTATGACAAAGCCGAATTGCGTGCCATTTTGCGATCGTTCAAAGCAATGGACGAAGAAGCAACGCAACAAGCCAAAGAGGTCACCAGCGAATTGGCGGACTATGTTCGCAGCAAAATTATTGCCACATCAAAGCAAGCCAACAATCGCGCCGCAGCTAGAATTGCGGAAGGTTCAAAGGTTTCTAAGTCGTCAAAGATTGGCGAAATTTCATTTGGTTATGCTGGTCAAAGATTAAGCGGTGGTGGCACAACTCAACAGGTTTGGGGCGGTTACGAATTCGGTTCAAATCGTTTCAAACAATTCCCAGTGTGGTCAGGTCGTGAAGGTCGCGGGTCACGCGGTTGGTTTATCTATCCAACCTTGAGAAGCGTTCAGCCTGACATTGTTAAAAAATGGGAAGAAGCCTTTTCAAAAATAGTTAGGAAGTACACATAGTGGCAGGTCTAAGTCGTACTTTAAAACTTTCAATTCTTGGTGATGTTGACGGTCTAAACAAATCGCTGAAATCTGCAACGCAAGATGTTGACACATTTGGCGACAAGATTGGCAAGGCTGGCATAGCAATTGGCAAGGCGTTTGCCGCAGCTGCTGCCGCTGCTGGTGCTGCTGCGATCGCTATTGGCATTGAAGGCGTGAAGGCTGCAATTGCCGACGAAAAGGCGCAGACGCAATTGGCATTGGCGTTGGAAAACGCAACGGGTGCAACCCAGGCGCAGATCAAAGCAACCGAAGATTCAATCCTTCAAATGTCATTGGCAACTGGTGTTGCTGACGACGAATTGCGTCCTGCACTTGGTCGTTTGGTTAGATCGACGGGCGACATCACAAAAGCACAAGATTTACTTTCAACCGCCCTAGACATCAGCGCAGCAACAGGCAAACCAGTCGAAGCGGTGGCGAATTCACTTGCTAAGGCGTACGACGGCAATACCGCTGCCCTGGGTAAATTAGGCGTTGGGTTATCAGCTGCCGAATTGAAAACAATGTCATTCGAGCAGGTGCAAGGTCGTTTGACTGAATTGTTTGGTGGCGCAGCCGCCCGTAACGCAGATACCTATGCGGGACAAATTGCACGTGTTCAAGTCGCATTCGACGAAGCAAAGGAAACATTGGGCACGGCGTTGCTTCCAATCCTTGACCAGTTATTGAAATTTATCAATCAAAACGCCTTGCCAGCAATTCAGGCATTTTCAAAAGCCTTCAGCCTTACCGACGGCGAAGGGTTTGGCAAAGTAATTACCGACGTTGGTTCGACATTGAAAAAAACATTCATGCCAATCGTTGAAGGTATCAAGTCGGTTTTTGATAACGTCAAAACCGCCGTCATGAATAGCAAAGACGAATTCAAGGCATTTTGGGAAGTTGTCAAATTTATTGCACCGCTTATTGGTAGCACAATTGGCAAAGCACTTTCAGTCGTGGGCGACATTGCCGAAGTGGTGATCACAATCATTGCAAAGGTATTAGGGGCGATCAAACCATTGTTGAATTTCGCCATTGACGGTATTAACCTGATTATTAAAGGTTATAACGCAATCCAATTTGGTAAAGACATACCCGAAATAAAGAAAATAGGTGCTACTTCAGGATCGACAGGAACGGCAGGTTTTAGTGGAACAATGCCTGGCGGGCAAAGTTTTACGACATCAAGCGGGTCGTCAAGTGGGTCAAGCGGCGGAATAGCAAATGCTGCAAAAATTGCTGCTTCAACGACGGCAGCTGCGTCAAGGGTAGTTTCATCAAATTCTGCCGCGACACGATCTGCGGGAAGTACTTCAGCAGGCACAACGATTAATCTCAGCGTTAACGGCGCAATGGACAAAGAAGGCACGGCACGCACGATCGTTGAAACCTTAAATAATTCCTTTTATCGCGGCACAGGTGGCGCGTCAGCGTTAGTTTTGCAGCAATGACACTTTGGAATCCAATTTGGTCAGTTGAAATTGACGGGGTTGAGTACACCGACGCAATTTTGGCAAACCTGACTATTCGCAGCGGTCGAACAAACATTTATGAGCAGGCGCAAGCGGGATACGTAAACATTCAGCTGATCGACTTAAACCAGGCAACCATTCCCGTTGCAATCAACTCCACAATTTCGGTTCAGATCAAAAACACGTCAAACATCTTTGTGCCAATCTTCGGCGGCAATGTCGTGGACATTGGGCTACAGGTGCGAGATGTGGGTACAACCATGTTCACGCAGACTTATTCGATTACGGCACTTGGCGCATTGGCACGCTTGCCAAAAGCTTTGACCAATGGCGTGCTTTCAAAGGATTTTGACGGCGAACAGATTTGGACAATTCTCTCTGACCTATTGCTTAACACTTGGGCGGAAGTTCCAGGGGCATTGACCTGGGCAACCTACGACCCAACAACTACATGGGCAACGGCTGAAAATGTTGGTTTGGGCGAAATCGATCGTCCAGGTGATTATGAATTGGCAGCGCGTTCAAGCGATCGAACTGATGTGTATTCATTGGTTTCAGCTTTGGCAACTTCGGGACTTGGCTACATTTACGAAGACGCTTACGGGCGCATTTCATACGCTGACGCAACGCACCGTAGTCAATACCTATCAAATAACGGTTATGTCCAAATAACTGCCAACCAGGCGCGTGCAGCGGGTTTACGTACTGAAACCCGTGCAGGTGATGTTCGCAATAACCTGACGATCAAATACGGTGCAACCAGCAGCAGCGAGGAAAGCGCAAACGATCCCGATTCAATTCTTGCTTACGGCACGCTTTCACAAATCATCACGACAACATTGCACAATTCAGCTGATGCACTTGACCAAGCTGAGTTTTATTTAGCATTGCGTAAAGACCCGCAACCAATCTTCAGCGAGATAACTTACGACTTGACCAACCCTGAAGTGGACAATTCTGATCGTGACAACCTAATCGGTGTTTTCATGGGTATGCCAGTTTCAGTTGCTGATCTACCTGCCAACATGGGTTCAATCTTTCAAGGCTTTGTAGAAGGCTGGTCATTCCAAGCGGGATACAACACCCTTTCGGTTTCGTTGCTTGTGACACCAGTTGCCTATTCATTGCAGGCATTGCAATGGGACGAAATTTCTAATTCATTTACCTGGTCGGGCGTGTCGCCAACGCTTGACTGGGCGCGTGCAACAATTATCACTTAACAAGGAGACAACATGGCAAACCCGACGAACCCGTTTAACTGGCAAATGCCGACTTCGACCGATTTGGTCACGGACTTGCCTGCTGATTTTGAAGTTTTTGGTCAAGCCGTCGCCACATCAATGGCTGACTTGCTGGGTGGCACGACTGGTCAAATCCTTGCAAAGAATTCCAACACAGACATGGACTTTATTTGGACAACACCAAATCCAGGTGACATTACTGGCATCACAGCATCTTCACCAATTACTGGTGGAGGCACATCAGGTGATGTAACTATCGGAATTCTTAGTGGTACGACATCAAATCTTGGTGCTGTGCAGCTTTCGACATCTACATCAAGCACATCAACTACCTTGGCTGCAACACCAAGTGCTGTAAAAGCGGCTTACGATCCAGCTTTTACCAACAATTTTTATGCTGGCAAAAATAAGATCATCAATGGCGACTGTGCTATAAATCAGCGCGGTTTTAGTTCATCAACTTCAAGCGGTTCTTATCTGGTAGATCGTTTTATCGGGGGAAATAGTGGCGGAACAGTCACCTATTCTGTACAGCAATTTACTCCAGGAACTGCACCTGTTGCAGGATATGAAGCAAAACAGTTCATGCGTTTAGTCGTATCAGGTCAAAGTGCAGCAGGAGATTTTGCTAGTGTTGCCCAAGAAATCGAAGATGTTCGCAGTTTCGCAGGTCAAACAGTAACGATCTCATTTTGGGCAAAAGCGAATACTGGTACACCTGGCATTTCAGTAGATTTAGTGCAGAAGTTTGGTTCAGGTGGTTCTCCATCATCTAACGTTTCGACTGCTGCTGGTAAAAATGCTATTACTACTAGTTGGGCAAGATATTCCTATACTGTTGCAGTCCCTTCTATTAGCGGAAAAACTATTGGCACTACTGACAACACGAGTTCATTACGCCTAAGAGTTTGGGTTTCTGCTGGATCGACATACAACACAGAAACAACATCACTAGGAACTCAAGCAAACACTTTTGACATCTGGGGTGTCCAGGTAGAAGCGGGAAGCGTTGCAACACCTTTCCAGACTGCAAGTGGTGGAAGCCCACAGGCTGAATTGGCTATGTGCCAACGGTATTACTTCCGTACAGGCGGTTCAGCCGCTTACGAAAGATTGACAACAATGGGAACGGGTGCAAGCAGTACAACTATTACCGCGACCCTTGCACCACCTGTATCAATGCGAATCGCACCAAATGCAGTTGAATTTTCAACATTGACATTTTGGGACGGTACGGGTGGTTTGGGTGTTATAACTGCATTGACAATTGCAACCGCTGGAAAAAACATGACTGAATTTACCGTTACTGCTAGTGGCGGTGGAATTACAACATACAGACCGTATTTTGTTATCGCTAACGGTTCTACTAACGCCTATTTGGCATTAAGTGCGGAGTTATAAAAATGGATAAAGTTACATTTATTGAAATCGAAACAATGGCGGGGACACAAACTCACGCAATTATCGACCACGGCAATGATCAATTCACTTCAATGTTGAAATCAACTTACGACGAACAACAGGCGGCATTGAATGACTTATCCTGACGGCACGAACGCCAGGTTGATCGAAGTTGCCGCAGCTGAAGTCGGTACAATTGAAGAAGGAAACAACCTGACAAAGTACGGCAAATTCACAAAAGCCGACGGTTTGCCTTGGTGCGGTTCATTTGTCAATTGGTGTGCTGCACAAGCTGGTGTCAAGATACATTCAGTTGTCGGGACTGCCGTTGGCGCACATAAATTCAAGGAAATTCAGCGTTGGTCAAACATGCCGCAGTTAGGTTATTTGGCTTTTATGGACTTTCCACACGACGGCGTTGACCGTATTTCACACATTGGAATTGTTGTCGGATTGATCGACACAAAAACATGCTTGACGATCGAAGGCAACACCAGCGGAACAGGCGATCAACGCAATGGCGGCATGGTCATGGTCAAGGTTCGGTCATACGGAGAAGGCAAAGAAATCGTCGGTTTTGGCATTCCAAAATTTGTGCCATACAAGGGAGAATTTCCAATAGTTGAAATGCCAAAGTCGGCAGCGAAACCAACAAAGGAGAAAAAATGGAACAAGCAAAAGCCCTAGCAGCTTCATGGGCGCGTTCATTCATGGCGGCAGCACTTGCCCTATACA